ATATACATCAAGATATTCGGAATTGTTTGATTGTCTTATTATTCCTTGTCCCCAGACCACGTCATGATCGTGATAGGAAAATGGTTTCTTTATTGTGACATCTATATATTTTCCATTACCAACACCAAGTGTCAAAAATGTTACATACTTGCCTTTGTCTCCTCTAAACACTCTGCCGTTTGCTATCAGTCCTGCAAATTCAACTTTGTCCATGTAGAGTTCTCTTACATACATACCTGGCATAAAGTTTTTTGAACTCCACCAACCATATTTCCTATATTGAAAATCCGGTGTGTCCCATTTATCCGAGTTTGATGGTGTGACTACATCTATTCCTACTCTTTTTGCTTCAATTCTGTAAACCCAACGTCTATATGATCCATGACAATGTTTAAGACACGCCTCCCAGAACTTTTTTTTGTTATGTGCTTTTTGATAGGCTAGAGCCCAGATCAATCTTCCTAGATTTATGGCGTGAGCTCTGCACAAACCAAACCCAGACAGTCCTTGTAACATTTCTATTATTGAATTTTTCCTTGGGTGATTGCCAAGTCTTGTTGTAAACTCTAAGATTTTTTCTTCATTTTTTTTTGCGAATGCTCTCCTGTATTTGTCTGCCTCGTATTTGTCAATACCCAGCACCTCGGATATTCTGTCAATGGCATCGTCTTCATATACTATAGTGTCTTCCATTCTTTCCTTTGACCAGTCGTGAAACATTGTTGCCTTTTTCCTTCCTGACACAGCCACTGGTCTTATCAATGCTGTTGCGAACACACAATCTTTCATTGACTTTGGTTGTATGGCACGAAACAGTCTCCTCATTGCCGGGGATTCTGCCTGTGTGACTCCCAGCACGTCGCCCCTACATAATAGTTCCGCTGTCTCTTTATCTTCTTCGGGATACTCGGTTAATTTGGTCACGGGGTCTACCTCCAGCAGTTGAGATAGTCCTCTATTTGCCAAAATGTCCACCTTGAGGTGTTCCAAGTCCTCCACTTCGTTCTTGTCTAGTAGTATTTGGTTTTCCGCCGTGAACAGGCTTTTTGGTAGTTGTCTTTGAAACATCAGTATTCCTCCGCAGTGTTTTGATATGCATCTCTTCTTGCCCATCAGTTTTTGTTCAATCCTTTTTGCTTCAGTGGGATCAACACCAACTGACTCGTATGTGAACCTGCGAGGGAGTTTACCTTTCGCACCCAATCTTTTTGCCGCTTCTCGTTTAGCACTTTTTTCTTTAAAGAGCACGTAGTTAGAAATTCGTGCAGAACTTCCCGGCCACTTTTTGAATATCCTTTTCATGACTTCTTCCTGACTGTGGTGGGGAAAATCAATATCCACATCTGGTAGATCGTCTCTGTTTGGATTCAAAAATCGTGCAATGGGTATCCCCCACTCCACAGGGTCTACATCTGTTATGCCAAGTAGATAGCAGACAAGTGACGAACCAGCCGAACCACGAGTCATATGAGGTATGTCTCTGGTTAGTTCTATGATGTCACAAATTTGGATGAAGTAGTCTACGAAACGTAGTCGAAGGATGATTTGAGTTTCCTCGGCGAGCCTTTGCGTGTATTCTTCTGTGCCTGGACATTGCCTAATGAATCTATCGTACAGCCTTGTTATGTCGTTCAGTTCTTTGTCTTTTTTCATTGCCTGTGTTTGCCTGTTATTGCCTTGAGCAGATATATTTATCTACGTATATTTTGGTATTAGATTTTTTAATAGGAGTAATTAAATCTTTTTATATCTTCTTCAAACATCTCACCAACACGGTTAATTGTTCTATCATTATAGAACGATTGATAAGGTTCTGTATTTGATTTGTTCATCCAGACAGGGTTGTCAGTACGATTACAAATTTTTTTTATTTGTTCAAAATCTTTAGAGAAATTTTCAAGTCTAAGATATCTCATATTTTCATGACAATACAATGAACAAAGTTGTTTGTTCCAGGGCAGTCCTATGCTGGGATCTATTTCGGGATGCCAGTCTTCACAGTTCATCACAAAATGCTCAAATCCCTTGTCTAAGACTTTTAAATATTTTGACTTGTTGTGTTTTTTCCAGGTCTTTTTGAAATAGGTATAAAAACTTACCACTCTGCTCCATGGATTGCGAACAACACAAAAAAGATCGTCTTGCCATTTGGTTGGTAGTTTGCCAGGAACTTCATGGGGCATTCCGCTATATTGATATTCAGATTTTCTTATCCAATCTGCTATACCATTGCCGCCACATTTGGCAATGTGAACGAAAGTTATTTTGTCCAGTGCCCTGTAAGCCATCACTTGATGTATTGAATTATCACATCGTCGAATACGTTGCTGATAGATCTAAAATCGTGAATTTTGCAACTAGGATGCAGTGCTTCAAATCTTGATTTGTCTCTGTCTATGTCGACGGGATCTTCGATCACGTATATTCCTCCGGATTTTAGATGTTCCCAGGCAATTTGAAAAGTGTCTGCCTGTGTTTGATATTCGTGGTGTCCGTCGTCGATAATTATGTCAAAATCTTTTGGAATCTGTTTCCAAGTTTTGGTGTCATCTGATCTTCCTATATGTAATCTACATCTATCAAGATATGATTTATGATCATATTCGAACCATCTTAATTTCTTGTCAACTCCGTGTATTTCGGCATCATCAAAAAACTCATACCAAAGTTTCATGCTACTGCCTTTCAGTATTCCAATTTCACAAATTTTTTTGACTTTGTTTTTTAATGGAGTAAATGTTGGGTCGTAGTATTTGTCTATGTAACTGTGTTTGTCACCTTTGTCTGATTGATGTTCTTGTTTGTTGTAAAGTTCTTTTACTGATATCATTTTTTCTATTTAATAAAATTTATTGGACCACTGTAGGTTTTCCAATTTGATTTTGTTTCTAATTTTGAATAATATAATTCTTGTTCTGATATATCTTTATCTACAGTTTTGGTATCTAGTACAGGACACATCACGTCATTATAATATTTGAGGTGCTGATACACTGTGGGGTGTCTGTCTTTGATGTTTGGGTGCAGGGCATGATGATCCAAACAAAACTCCGCAAAACTAATAGGCATTGTTGGCATATCTTTTTTCAAAGGATGTTTTATTTTGTGAAGTTTGGTATCTTCTCCAAGTTCCAAAGGAAAGGCAGTGAAATTGAATATCTTTATGTCGTTGTCGGCACAATAACGATTGGCAAGATAGATCTGTTCGTATGTTCTTGATAACAGGCGTTCTTTATTGTAGTCCGAACCTGTATATTTTCCTTCGCCCACATATGGCCATTTTTTGTTGGCATCTCTGCTTACACGATCAAAAGCCGACCACATCACAACCTGTGTAGACTTTGTGTCACAATTCAAAATCAAAGATCTAGCAATATCCTCGTTGCCCCATCCGGGTACTCCGTATCTTTTTACTTTGTTATCGTGCTCTAACCAATGAGTCCAAGTGGGCCATTGATATTCCGTGTAACTGCATCCGTATGTCTTAAACTCCATGTTTTTTTAGATACTCTCGTATACCCTCCTGGCTCTCTGATTTTCCTTTCTTATTGCCCGCGGCATGAAAAAAATATATTTTTGGTTTTCTCCTGAAATGTGCATTTTTGTAATTGAACCACTCGTCCATTTTGGTTATCTTTACATTACTTTTGATATTTGCCCAGTTTAGGATTTCGCCGTCGTGAGCATTGCCTATCTCTTTGAATTTTTCTATCCATGGTCTCATCACGTCTCTAGATTTTTTGGTCAGAATAAAGAGACCAGGCTGAAATCCTTTTTCACGCACATCTTCCAAACTGCACTCTTTTTTCAGCAAACCGTGATAGAATGTATCAAAATGTTCTTGCGTCTCCGCATTTTCTATTTTTGAGAAATGGCAATACTTGAACGTGTCGTTATCTGGATACATCTTGAATATGTCTGGTGCCCATGGCATAGCAAATATATCACTGTCTGCATATAGTATTTGATCATATTTTTGCCACCATTCCTCGTCTAGCCATAAATCAAATCTTTCAAATGTTGGATGTATCCAATTGATCTTGGGTTCGTTGATTTCGATATAATCAATATTGTATTTTGCACAATATTTTACAAAACTTCTTGAACTGATTTCGTGAAGTGGCTGGTCCCGTAACAACTTGTTGTAATCCGGCTGTGAATATTTGTCGGCTGGAATCCAATATTGAACTATACATTTCTTCATATATGTATTTTATGTCGTTACTGTTCTTCATCTGAGTGTAACTCGTTGAGCAGTTGTCTCAGTTTGCCACCCTCCACGGTGGCTTTGACTTTGCCGATATCGTCGCCTTTTCTCGGATCAATTTCTTTACTGTCTCTCGCATCAGTTTTTTGTTCAGATGGTGATACTTTGCTTTTTGTTTTTAGATTATCGTATATCGTGCTTGTCTGTTTCTTGAACTGTTGATATTCTGGATCCTCTGCTAGGTCTCTTATTCTCAGTGTGTCCACGTCAAATTCCAAATCTACCTTTTGGCCAACTCCCGAACTCGATCTAGTTTTCATAAACTGTATCTGATATCTGCCACGTTCTTTCATCGCTCTCGATGTGAATATACCAATCACGTTGTCCGCTGTCTGTACTTTTGACAAACCACCAGAGATGTGAGAGTGATCAAACTCAATCTCCTCAACGGATGCCCTGTTCAACTGTGATGCAGTTGCCATTATCATTTGTGATTCAGTTGCGAAGTTTCTCAGTTCTTCCGAAACATATTTGTCTTTTATGAACAAATCAGCAGGTGATATTTTTTTACTTTTTGGCATCATTAAATCTAAGTAATCGATCAGTATGCAGTCTATCTTTTTCTTTTGCTTCAATTGTAGTTCTTTGATGTATGCCTTTATATCGTTTACATTACTGCCCGAAGGGATATATTTGATTTGTATACCTCCTGACTGTTTGCCCATCATTTTCACTTTCATTTCAACATTGTCTATGTCTTTCATGACTTGCTTTGTAGGAATGTTTGCCATCATTGAATCTAATCTCATGGCACACAACGTCTCACTTAACTCAAAAGACACATACACACAGTTCAATCCCGCTGATGCCCAGTTCACTGCCAGGTTTTGTAAAAACAAACTTTTTCCTGCTCCAGAACCACCTGCAAATATGTTCAGTTCACCTCTGTTGAAACCACCGTAAAGTTTTTTGTCGACATTGGGCCATCCTGTGCTTACCTGACCGTTTGAATTTTTTAGTGCCTCTAATCTTGCTCTCGGATCCTCAAAGTAATCAGTACCCAAATCCTTGGTTAGACTTATGCTAACTGCTTGTTTAATTTTGTCTTCTACAGGATTGTAATCGCCACGTTCCAGCAAATCTGCCGATTCTAATATTGCCTTTTCCATTGCTTTGTGTCTCGCAAATGTTTCAAACTCGTCTAGCAACCAACTGAAATGCGAAGGATCTAGATCTTTTGCTGATTTCAACTTGATCTCGTGTTTGGCATTCACTTGTTCTACATCAGGCATTACCTTGTATTCCTCGGAATATTCTTTTACAAATTTTGCGATTAGTTTCAGTTTTCTGTCAAAACTTGTTGGCTCAAAAATATTCTGTGCTCTAGCAAATGATTCGGCGTCAGCCAAAAACATTTCTAAATATAATTTTTGTACATCGAAACTATAATCAGCCATACATTTTTCTCTTTAGATCAATTTTTAGTT